GTCGAGGGCTTGCTGTGCGGTGCCTTCGTAGTTTTGCTCTACGGGTGCAGCATGAGGTTTGTAACAGTGCATCATAGCATATCGCCACTCATCGGCGGCATGGTCCTCGGCATGGGTGTCGAGGTCTTCGGGGTTGCGCGATGACCTCGGCAACGTTGGCACCGTCCTGCAAAGTGCATCATTCCAGCCCGCAAAGCAATGAAAGCGGTCATTTATAAGCGCATCGTTACAAACGCGCCAGCCGTTGATCCTATCGTTGTTTGCCTTCGTCAACCACAAGCCATGCTCGCCAAAGACATCGGCAGG